ACCTTGCAGATAACCTTGTTTGAGCCTACGCTGGCATAGCCACCGGGCTTGGTTTTGTCTATTTTCAGAAATTCCAGAAAGGCTTCCTTTACCTGTTCCTGGCTTTTCCCTTCTAATTTAAAAATATTCTTATCTGCCATATTTATTGTCTTATTTATAAGTTGTTTTGTAATTATATTTTTAGTTGGATCTAAGAAGATCTAAATCCCATGGATATCGATCTAAGAAGATCTAATTGATTTGTTCATTTCGATAGGATCTTCTATCTTTGCAACGTGTTTGATAATTATATTGTAGAATTTAACAACGAAAATTATGGAAAAACAATGGATTTCAACTATTGAGCTGCTTAACTATCTGAAGGAACATCCTAATAAGGAGAAAGAATGCAGACTCAGTTTGGGCTATGGCCTAGGTTCCACCCATTATTGGTATTGGGACCCCAAGACAAACATGTTCATGCACTCCCGTGACTGGGATTTTGAGCCTTATACCGCAAGTCAAGTGGTTAAATGGTACGGGGAAGGCAAATGGAAGATTGAGCAATAATTTGAGTGTGGGGGTGAACAAAACGTTCATCCCCTTATCAGTTATGCTTGGGAGAACAGCATCAGAAGGTAGCTCTCTCAGTAAATAATCCAGCAATACCTCATTAAGTTTCAGCATCTGCTTTACTTTTTCCTGACTATATGTTCTTTCAATTCTTGCCATAATCGAAATCATTTTATGTTGCAGATAAAACCTTTGATGATTCTGAGTGCCCGACAATCTTGGTTTTACCTTAGAATTATGCCGCAAAGTTAAGATTATTATTTGGAATAAGCAAAGTTTTTTGAGCATTTTTCTTGGCGGTTTATCAAAAATGTGTTATTTAGCGCAGGAAAACTGCAGGAACCCTAATATCATGTAAAGGGAGAATTTTAAAATGAAGAAAATGAAAAATATCGGAATGAAATCATGAGTGGCTGACAACGGAATATTTCCTCCTTTTTTTATTCTCCTCTTTTTAATTCTAACCGGTATTGTGGTAACGAATATTATATTACTTTCACAATGTTTCACGTGAAATGTAATGTAGAATTAGCAATTCAACATACTTAATTACTGCAGTAAGCACAAAAGTGCGTAAACTACCACAACACCAAATTATGGTTGTGTCACTTTTGCTATAAATGAACAAGGGGTAGGAGAAAGCGGGAAAATTTACCCGCTTTTGCTTTTTTGCTGGCTGCGCCAGCCTTACCAGCTTGAGTGTTCGACCAACGGAAATGTGAAAAAGAACATAATTTAGACGTTTGAAAAGCTCCTGCGTCGCAATTCAAACGACTAAATTATTGTCCTTTTTCTGCTTCGCCGAACGTACAACATAATAAACGTCATAACGTGGAAAATTTGCGTGCGCAGAATTTTCTGACGTTATAACGTCTATTATGTTGCACTCAATAATTAACGATAACTAGCGATTAGGGGGCACCACTCCGTGCCCCCTATAACCCCTGAAGCAAGCGTGACGCTTGACCCATCTGCCTCCGGCGGCTCTACCGAGGGTGTTCTTTGTCATTGCCCAAAGAACCAAAGGCTAGTGTTTTTCATAAGTATTATGTGCCTAACGGATAGAGTTTTTGCGGCTGGGTTGACGTTTCCTTCAACGGAAACTCGCACGTACATATAAAATAAATGCGCACGTACGTAAATCGCACGCGCGCAAATATTAAGAGAATAATAAAGTAATCACAGCGGCTACAATAAGTAGCATAAAAAAGGCTATACAGCCTAAAATAATATTAATTAATATACGTGTCATATAATAATAACGACAGATACAAATAAATATTGTATTAGTTACCTTTCATACCATGGCGAACACGCCAAGCACGCTGTGCGACCTCATCACCATGGAAGTCCATCCAATTTTCTTTTTGCTGACGTTCAGACTGTGCACCAGCAATACCAGCCTCATAAATAATCTTATCGGTAATAGCTTGAGCAGTATCTTTCTTAATCTTGTTATCAGTCTTAGCGGAAAGAGTAGCCTCTACCTGAGTTTTAACTTGTTCAGCAACAAGTTTTCGCTGAGTACCAAGTAACAGAGCATTAGCAGCATTAACAGAAATTTCTGAAAGGGACTTTTGAATATCAACTTGAAGTTTACGAGGAAGATACCTGAGTTCAGTACGAAGAATTTCTGTTTGAACCTCAGACTGAACTTTATTAGTTAAGTTGAGTTCAGCAACAGAATCAAGAACACGACCCTGCTTTTGAGCATTTTCAGCCTCAAACTGCTTTTGCTGAATCTGAGAACCAGCAGTAGCGGAGTTAATGAAGGTATTGACACGTAAATTCTTTGCTTGCTCTTCAGACAACTGACCATCCTTGACTAACTTATTAATGGTAGCCTCTAACTGAGCAGCACGAAAATTGCGTTCAATACTCTGAATATCGGCATCAACAGAAACAGCTCGAGTCTGAGCAGCATCTAACTGATTTTGCAGAAAGGTACGAGACAAATTGTTAAAACCACCAGCAATATTTTGCAAATTGTTGGAATACTGAGAAACTTCTTCAGCGGGATTCTGCATTTGAGCAGCAATAGCATCAGGACGATTACCGGAAGTAGCTGCACTTTCAGCGTTACCGCCGCTCATCTGGGCAATAGCAAGGTTAGGATTAATACCAGCCTCTTCAAAACGCTTACGCTGAGCGGAAGGAGTGTTATAAGCTAACTCTTCTTTCCACTTATCATAATCATATTGCTTTTGCTCTTGCCACATCTGATAATTAAGCTGATTAGTCTTATCAGCAATACGCTCATTGGCTTTATTGGTAGCTTTAGTATTAGAACCAGCACCACAACAGAAACAACCAATAGAGAAGTTAAGACCAATCGGGCGGAAGACTCCGGCACTTTTCAATAGGGCTTGCAACATAATCAATACATTGAAATTGAACAAAAAAATCACTAGACCAAGCAGCAAGAATCAGAAACTCAAGCAACCACTGGGTAGTGAAGTCATCTAAACCAATAGGGCATGCACCGAAGTGCATAACCCTAGGATAAATTTTAGACATTTTGGACACATTTTGGACACATTTAGACATCATACGAGTTAAAACGCTTAACCAAATCCTTAAGACCTTTTTCAAGATTAGAGAGCTCTTCTTTCTTAAGAGAATCCTCAACTTTCTGCTTTTCAGAATCAAAGTCAAGCATCAACTGCTTAATCTTCTGAGAGCGGTCAGAAAGAAACTGCTGATAACGAGAATCAGTCTGCTTAACGAGTTCATTATCAGACAGAGAATCAAGCTGCTGACGCAAATCAGGAGACAGAGAATCAGAGGCAGACTCAAAACGAGAGAGAATCGGATCCTGTAAGTTACGAGAACAAACTAACTCATTAATACGAGAAAGAATGAATGAATCTGAATGAACAGAGACAGAATCACCGAAACTTTCTATCTGCAAATCTTCACCAATGGGAGAGATATAAGCGACACAATCATTATTTTTTAAACTCATAATCAAAAACTTTAACCGGAATAAGGCAAACCATAACGAGACAAACGTCTAATTACATAAGCCATATTAACCAAACCAACGAATAAGTTATCATCACTAGTCAACAGCGTTTTCTGATTGAGGAAAATCGACTTAACCAAATCAGGACGGCAATTGAACAACTCAGGAGCAAGAGTAGCCGGAAGATTAGTATCTCTCAACAAATCACGCAAACGAGACAAATCGAGACCGGTAACCCAATTACTCAAGGAAAAACAAAACTCTCCATTATAACGGTCATAACTTGTTTTATACTCAGCATAACGAGGAGCATAACCAAAAGAATCAGAAGGTCGATGAATAGTACCAGTAGAAGAGGAACCATTATCACCATCATGATAACTAGGCATACAAATTTCACCTACAACAGATTGTTGCATACCAATAGAATCTAACTCAGGAATAACAAAGTCAGAAGCATCAGTTTTCAAAAGAGTTCTATCAACACCGACATGAGCATAATCAAGAACAGGGACACAGCGATAAATACCGAGAACAATACCATAAGTATCAGCAGTAAACTTAATCTTACCGTGACCTTGACCAATAGGAGCAGCCTTAATAGCGTTAGACTGAGTCCAATCAGCAAGGTTTGAATTGACCTGAGGATTAATATCAATCATCGAAGATGCACCACCAAGAAAGTAGGACACAGTATCAGAATGTTTAGGAGTGACACCGAAATGAGCCTCAATCTGAGAAACAAAATCAGAATCATTAGCAAGCTGTATCTCCTTATACTTCTGGAAGGCTGTAGCCTGACGCAAAGCAGCAATACTTAATTGACCGGAAAGAGCGGTATTAATATTAACATTCCCAGAAAGAGAATGAGAATGAGGAATAATAAAGTGACCACCTGACAATTGACCATCAGAAGTTTGAGCATAAATCTTATTGCCACCAGAGGCAATGCGACGGGTAACTAACTCAGCATCACCTGCAGTAGGATTAGACCAAGAAACATCAGTAGCATAAGAATCAGGCTTAACAGAACCTGTAGAACCGGAAATAGAACCTGAACCACTAGCAGAACCTAAATTCAAATTAACAACAGACTCAGAACCAAACTGAGGAGTAGGGAGAACACCATTAAAATAATCAAGTGGTAAGTTACTAAAACGCATATCCAAAAGGGTAAGGTTATCTTTACCGGAAAGATTATTCTTCCAAGGTAACAATGATGAAATATCTAAAGAACCTGATTTATCTGGAACAAGATAATCAACGTTACAAAGATAGGCATTATAAGGTTGCCATTGACGATAAGTATAATGGTCGTTACAAACCTTATGATAAGCAAGCAATCTGAAAATAGAGAGGTTGATATTAAAGAAATTGCTTGGAGTAGAGTCAGAATTACCAAAAGTATCCAAAGTATACTTAGATTGACCCTTAGAAACAGAAAAATTTTGCTCAGGAAAATTTCCATAACCAAGCATCTGCAACAACTTAGCTGAGCAAGACCAACGATACTCACCATTGTTAAAAAGATTATCCTTAATATAATTATAAGTATCAAGGGAATCAATACCAGCATTAGCAAGGGCAGTCAACTCCTCATGGAGAGCCTTATACTGAACAAAAGGCATCTGAGTAGTTATCTTACTATTAGAAGTAAGACCGGAAGCAACACGAGAAATATCAGCACCATTAGGTGTTGAAGTCATGTTCGTAACCTGAGAATCAAAATACTTCCAAAGCTGAGAATAAGGGACAAAAAAGAACTGTACATTTTCACGGAGACGAGTATACGCAGCCGAGTCAAGTGGAGCAGTACGGGTAAAGTAGGAGGTATCTAAGTTGATAGTATCTCCAGGGTTGAGTTCAAACACAGAACAAGGAATCAATTCACCAACTTTAGCGGTAAAAAGATTACGATGCGAAAGGTCAAAAGAGTTTTTGCTAGTCTTATTTTTAAGACCATGTAAACCCATAATATTCGAACGATTAGCCATAAATTATTGATATAAATGTTTATATCTATCTCCAATAGAACGATGCTTAATCAAGTGTTCATGAGAAGAGACAGATTGAGAAACAAAGTTGATAAATTCAGAATCAGGATTAAGATATTCGATAACAGCAGTAGGAGTAATGAAACGTCTACTAAACCAACCATCAAAATATTTTTTATCTGACTCAAGAGCAGAATAATGCTCACGATAAAGGGAAAGGTTAAGAAACTTATAGAAGTTACACCAAATCCGATAATAATCAGCTAGGGAAATCCCGAGCCAATCAGCCAATTTACAAAAATTCTTACTAGCATACAAAACATTTTTAATAGGTAAAACATCATCAGGAGTCTTAGAATGCTTACACAAATCGAAAGTTGACTCCAAATTAACTAATACATCAGCAATATCAATTGGAATCTCATCTAGTGGACGAGAATAGTAATAATAAAACCAATTCTTAAGCCATTGGGCTTGATTACTTACTCTGTAGTAACCGGACAAGCGTCCGACTTCTTGCCACAATCCAAATAAGTAAAATACTTTTTCACGAGACATATTAACAAGTCCAGTGAAGACTGGGAAGAATCGAGTGTAATACGACCTCCAAAGGGTATAAGGAATCTGAGAGCCTTTGCTAGAGATACGATAGTGGAGTCTGAAAAACTCGAAGTTTTCTGACTGAATAGCATTTTTAACTTCTTGTTTGTCCAGAACCTGACCAAAGAACGTGGAGTGCAGAGAGTGGGGTCTACTAAGAGCCGACAAGACGAGGGGAAAGCGAGAACTGCTCGTAACATATCCGGAAACATAGAAGTAAGCGGACTTGTCTGTACGTTCCGTAGTCGCAAAACCGAACTTCCAAAGCGAATGAATAGACTCTGAACAATCATTCTCGGTGTAGAACTTGAGGTCGGGGTTTTCTCTGAGGTCCTCAACCGTGGGATAGTAGCAGCGTTCCAAATCTCTTGCCAACTCATCCGAGTCGAAGAATAGTAACAAATGCCAATGCGGACGCAAAGAGTTAGTTCCGTATTCACCAATGATGTAGTAGCGCAACGTAGCGTCATAGTTTCTTTTTGCATATTGCCTAAAACGTTTAATAAATCTCTGAATATCGGGATAATGAAGTAGATAAATTACATCATGAGGTACAAACTTATGAGTGCGAGAATAGAGACGTGAATACTCATCACGTTGAGCACAAAGTTGACCAATAGACTTATCAATATCTGCATCATAATCGAGACAATAAGGCTCAAAATACTTATCAGCTTTAAGACGAGGTGTTATTATCTCAAACTCAGCAAAAGAGCCGAAATCAGCGTCCATAGGCACACGAACTGCAGGAACATTTGCATCATCATAGGTTGGATTGACAAAATAACAATACTTAGCGTTAGACTCTTCGAGAGCAAGAATAGTTGATAACGACTTTTGTCTAGATACCTGACAACACTCGCAATGGCGGCAAGGATAGAGAAACACAGAAGAACCCCTATGAATAGCAACAGGAGACGTGCACTTAATATAAGGACGAAGATTACTCATTAATACCGATACTTGAAATTACGAAAATAATTACTAGAGTGCTCAATAGTAGTAGTGTCCTGAATAAGAACAGTAGTCTTACCGTGGCACTCAACAGCACGGCTAGACGAACACGAAGATAAGGCAGAAATGCCAAGAGCAGAACCAATCAAACCTAAGGCATAAATCAAAACCTTAATAATAATCTTTAATACTTCTTTTTGCATATCTATATAAGTTGGAAAAATTGACGTGAATCAGGAGAATAGATAATATCCGTAAAAGATATATCAGGGTGAACAAATGTATCATTAATCATCTGAGTGAAATCATCAACATAATCGGGAGAAACCGCATAATGAAGAACACGAAAAGACTGAATATCGGTGTAAACAATCACACAACGAAGATACTGACGAAAATAGACTTTATTTTTCCGAGCCATAAATAGTGCGATAAAAACTATCATGATAACCCTCAACGAGGAAGACACGCAAATTATTTACTTGTCCGGCTAAAGACTCGAGAGTCTTAGCAACAGAACTATCTTGAGGAAAAGCAGTATCTTGAGCAAAATCATCATTCAACTGAGAGAGATTATCCAAAATAGCTGTAACAGCAGAATCAAAAACTTTTCTTTTCATAAGCCAAAAATTTTATTTTTACATTAAACTAATCAATCAGAAACATAAAATAACTGATAACGAGTGCAAAGATAAACACTATTTATTTATAACCGGTATTATGATAAATAGGCGGTATGAGAAAAAGATAGAGGTGAAATTTGGAACCTGAAAAATGGAACCGGTTCACCCCTTTCTGATCATTTCTTCCTTTCTGCCTGTTCTGGAATTAATTCTCATTTCAATCAAAATGAAGAAAGCACGGAAACAAGTATAGTTTCTTCTTTGCCATTTTATTCTGTTTCCTATTTTTAGAATAGCTTTTTTCCGTCCGCAAATTTACATTAAAAGTGCGAAACAGCCAAGTAAAACAAAGAAAATTAGCATTTTTTCTTAAAAATATTAAAACCGAGTACCCTTAAAGCCCTTTGAATACGTAATATAATTAGTTTTTAGTAACTTTGCAACATAAAATTAAAAAATAGAAATGAAAAAAGTATTTTTAATCTTTCAATTACTCCTTGTAGTAATGCTGGCTCAGGCGCAGATGATGAACCCTGTGA